GTGCAAGATGACAATACGCCTTGTGATGGTGTTCCCAATTGAGGGGTTGTCAGCGTTGGGCTTGTCAGCGTCTTGTTGGTCAGGGTTTCTGTACCTGTTGGACTTACATAATCAGTCCCCGCCACCGCAGCAGATATTGCCGTTGCGTTGCCTTTTAAAACACCTGTAATGGATGTCGATAAAGTCAAAGCGGGAGTCGCACCGCCTGAACTTGAACCAGCAAAGCCATTGGTTGATGCCACGCTAACTGCGGTGACTGTGCCCGAGGTTGCTGGAGCCGTGCTTGACCATGTTGTACCGTTAGAAGTCAGCACGTTACCTGATGTGCTGGGTGCAACAAACAAAGGTGTTGATGTGCCATTACCCAGTATGACGTTGTTGGCCGTGAGAGTTGAAAGACCTGTACCGCCTTGAGCCACAGTAACGTCTGTGTTTTCGTCTAACATCCTGACCCACGAACCACCGTGAGCAAAATACATTGCCCCGTCTGCGTGGCTGTGGGCTATTGCGCCGTGATAGGTTGAAGCAGAAGGAAACGCTGCTTGGTTGGCAAAGTAGAACGGGATAATACTGCCCGCGTTTTCTGCTCCCAAGATAGCACTACTAAATGAATTTAAAACATCCACAACGTTAGTGCCATCGTTGTAGACCAGTGTGGCCTTGCCCGCCGCAACCGCCACGCCTGTGCCAGAGGTGTTCTTAATTGTTTTTACACCTGTACCATTGTTTCTAACGAGGTAAAACTTCTCAATCTGGCAACCAGAACCCAGTATTAAATTACGTACAGAACCAATGCCCGTAGAGCTTTCTGTGATGTTTAAACGCAGGTTTCTGGCCGCTTGGGTGGTTGCAGAGTCTGTTAGTGTAATTGTTACATCTGCGTCTGATGCAAAATTTACCGTGGCAGAGCCTGTAATAGCTTCTCCTAAAACAGCATCACCCAAATTGACATTGGTAGCCGTTCCCCATGTGCCTGAGTTTGCCCCAGTTTCAAGCAACTCTATTTTAAGTGCTGAGTACGTTGATGCCATTTTTAACTCCTAGTTCGTTGCGACTGCAACCCAGTTGGCAGTCTGTGTATTATCAATTATTTCCCAGAATGGTCGTGCAGTCAACCCATCTGTACCTGTTGCTAACTCGTTAATAGAAGCAATAAAAACCGCCGCTGCCGCCAACGTATCTGCACTTACTGCATTTTCAGTAATTGTGCTTTTAAATGCTACTTGTGCCGTAATTACATCTGACCCCGTAGCGGTTTCTGTAATTGCCGCATTAACTACAACTACCGCCGTTACTGCATCTGTTCCCGTCGCCGTTTCTTGCACATCACTAAAATATACAAGACTTCCAGCTATGTTATCTGTTCCGGTTGCAGTCTCTGCAACTGTAGCTGCATACACCGGCACACTCGATACCGCATCCGTTCCTGTTGCCGTTTCAGTAATTAAAACAGGGTACGTTAATGCTGCCGTTATTGCATCGCTACCCGTACTTGTCTCATCACACGAATTATCATTTGAGTCTGTTGCAGTTACAGTTTCTGTTCCCGTTGCCGTTTCTGACACAGAAACGCTAATTGTTAACGTTGAAGTCACCGCATCCGTGGCAACCGCTAACTCACCAAGCCCGCCCCACGAGTTATAACCCCATGCGCTCTCGCCCCATCCCGTGCCAGCTACTGACGCATCATAAATTTCTCCGCCTGCTTCTATAATTGAGGCTGTAGCTGTTTCGGTAATACTTGAATTTACCGCTATGACCGAAGAAATTGCGTCTGTTCCGGTGCTGGCCTCTGTTACTGTAGTTGCATATAGCGGCCCGCCTTCTGTAGCGTCTGTTCCTGTTGACGTTTCCGTTATGTCTGAGGTAAATACCTTGCCTGCTGCAATTTCATCTGTGCCCGTACCCGTTTCACTAACGGAAGCCCCAACATTAACTGCCGATGTAACCGCGTCTGTGCCGGTAGAGGTTTCGTCGACGGTGCTGGTGTAGGCGACAAAGCCGCCCCAACCACTGTCCCCCCATGCACCGTCACCCCACCCGGCCATATTAAGCCGCCAAGCTGAATGTGTAAGTTACAGACAAAGTATCGCTGTTCACCACAGAACGGTCACCCGGTGAGCCAAAGTCAGCCGCTGAGAACAATGTTCCTGCTGTACCACTCTTAGCACTACCGCTGGTCAAGAAAGCCCCGCCCACAGTCGTTGTGCCATTGATGTTAAATACAGCAGGAGAAGCCGTGTTAGTCACTACAGATGGGTTAGCAGTAGTTGCAGCTACAAACGTAGTCGATACACGGGTTGCATTGCTATAAGCCACAACCTCAGTCCAGCCAGCGTGAGAAGACATCGTATCACCCGCCGCAGGCGTGTTAGATGAACCCGCACCGTACAGGCCAAGATACCAAGTAGTGATCGGTGTTGTTGAAGTCAAAGCACTGCCAGCCATGTAAGCCAGACCCGCGTTGACGACAAGATTCTTAGACTGCGCTTCCCACTTCAAGTTGCCGTCTTTGTCATGGCATTTGATTTCAAATAAACCGGTCGCTTTTGCGTCCTCACCGGTTTTGGTATTACAGGTCAGGCCACTAGAGACTACGTCGGTGGCTTTGGTTTTTTCAATAGTCATGATGACTCCTTAGTTAGAAGAACGAATAAGAGCCGCCGTAGCGGTATTTGCTGGCATGGTGATTGTAAACGTGGTTGTAGATGTTTTGTCAGACCCGAAGTCCAAAACAGCTATGGATGGATTACCGGCAACGGTATCGTTGTAAATCAAAGCACATCTAGCCGTGATTGCCCCAGTCCATGAGATGTTTGGGAAGCTCACAAAAGCTGTGTATCCAGAAGACGATACCGTGATAGGCGTTAGTATTGCTCCGCCATTAACGTAAGTGCCTGTATTGGCTACTTCGTTTGTAGCTGAATACGTTGTTGTGTCTTCGTTTAAATTTGCGCTGGCTGTGTACAGGGCAATCCTAATAACGTCGGTTGTCAAGTCATGAATACCTTGGTACAACTGCGCCTTAAACGAAGTGGTCTGAGTTTGAACAATAGACATCAGGTCACCGCCTGTCTATATTGACCAGAACGGTAAGCATCCTGACGCTCCATACCATCGCCCAGACGTTTAGCCAATGCAAGTGCTTCTTGATATTTGCCGTTGTACAGCGCCATCATGTCTGGCTCACCCTTCATGTAGGTGTAAGCCTCAACCAGCGATGCGTACAAGAGCACGGGATCAAAGTTATCACCTAGCCAAGATGTAAACGGTGCCACAGTAATGCTTGGTGGGTAGAAGAAATAGTGCAGTTCTGCCCCATATGCGGCGTCTGGTGTTGGGCCAAGAATAAAAGTTAACTCGGCTGCGTTGTCTGAACGTGGGCCAAACAACGCATAGTACCTAGGAATTCCCGTGTCTGTGGGCTTTGGGTATGCCTGCCGAATAAAGTTAACATCTTTGTTTAACAAGTACTCGTACTCGCCACTGGCGTTAATAATAGCTAAAGAATACACCGCCAAAAAATCCGTGGGGCACTGCAAGTACTTGTTGTTTGTTGTGGTTGCGCCTGTCACGTTACTGCGCAAAGACGGAAACTGTACCGAGTTGAATATACGCTCTTCAGCTTGCGTAACGAACACGGGGATATTAGCCACGAAATCTGCTTCCGTGTTCTCCGTGTACGCTTGAATCGCGTTGCTGAGTGCGGTGTAATTCATGCCATCGGGCCTCTGGCTGTAATGCCTTTAGTGGCCGCGCCATTACCACGGGTGACAATACCGGAGGTTTTGGTTTCATTCTGACCGTTGTTAATAACGCCAACGCTCATCTTCATGGTGCTAAGACTACTAATGCTAGAGTCTTTGCCGGGGTTCTCCGACATCACTAGAGGCTTGCCGTTCATTTTGTGCGGTGCAGCATAAGTAGCAGCGTCGCCAACTTCTTTACCCATAACTTTTTTGCTAAATTTAGCCATGATTAGCCTCCACGTTGGTTAGCAACTTTGGCCAAACCACGGCCATACTGAAGCATCATTTCATTAGTCTTACCGCCCTTGGCAAGCTTTGTGGGCTTTTTGCCGGGGTGCATGTTTTTCTCGTGCTTACCAATGGCGGACTTCACCATCTTTTTGTCTTGTGTCATATCTTTCATAACTAACTCCTAAGTAACTGTTACCGTAACTGTACCAACATTTGTCGTTGCCACCAAGTAATTTGGTGTCATACCTACATCAAAATAGCTAGCCCCACCTACTGGGTTCCAGCCCCACTGAATATCCCGCGAACCCCCAGTCGGACTGCCAGCAGTATTTACGCCCGCTGTGACATACGTTGAGTCTGTACGTGGGTTACGCACTGCTTGCGGATCATCAACTGGGTACATACCTAACTGCAACTGAGGCTGGTCAGGATCCCAACACTGAGGGCACACAAGCAGGTTATATATCTTAGTCTTCTGAATCTCTTTTTTTAACGCTGTCAATTTGTACTGGAAGCCACACCTATCGCACATGGCAATACTGTTTTTGCCAGAAGCAAACCGATTACCCATCAGGAGCCCCCGCCAATAAACTGTTGTCGAGGCACAAAACGAATAGCCGCTTTCTCTCGGTCTTCAGATGCGGCTAACTCCCAAGCTTCGTCATACTGTTGTTTTAATACAGGTAAGCGCTCAGCGCCACCGGCAATCTTTAACGCCAAATAGAATGCGAGGCCAGCGGCCAAACAGGGGATAAATCTAAACGGCACGTCCATCACGTTCACACCACCACCTGCGTCCTGCGTGCGGCGTAAGCGCCAGTAAACAAACGTGTACTGCTGTGACCCATCAGGAGTTGGCCAAACTGTAATAGCCGGAACCTGCGCCCAGTACACGGTAGCCGCAGCGGTATGTCCTACAGCAATAGTCTCTTGTTGACCACGGGAGCAGTTAAACAGCGTGCCAGAGTTAGCGTTTGCGGTCTGGGTGATGTAGCTGTAATTGATGATCTCGTCATCGATCTTAATGAAGCCAGTTGCTGGCAAACCCCTTACATCGTTCAACACAACTGATGTGCTGGTAGACGTAATCGTCGTTGTAAGCGTTGCAGAAATAGGAGAGTTCTGGCCGTTATATCGCTGAATCCAGACTTGAATTGGTCTGGCTTGTTGAATTTTATTTGGGATCGTGGCGTACGTAGAAACACTAATACGTGTGATCGTTAGATCGGCCTGTGTATTAGCTGCGTTAGGCTGCGTACGGATAACGTGCTCAATCAGATCAACTGTATTGTCTGGCAGGGCGTATGTATTCTGGCCCTGAACAAGAGTGATCTCACCCTGCTCCATCGTCCACATATTGATACCGCGATTGGCCCAGTCTGCAAACATAATGTTCAAACTACGACGAGCAGTACGCAAGTCATAGCCAGTGCGCAGCTCACCACCGGCGCGTTCAAACGCCTCCTCGACCAATTCATCGAGTTGGAGATTAAAACCTGATGCGCCAGAAGTGGTTGCCATTATCTAAATCCTGCAGTTTTCTTCGCAATTGTTTTTGGTTGCGCTACGAATTGTTTTCCGGCTTTTTTGCCAGCACGTTTCGCACGCGTTGTTGCAGCGTACTCACTAGCGCTGAGACTTTTGATCGCAGCTTTTGGAAGGTATCGTTCACCAGTGTCAGAAGATTTTTTACCACTTTTAGTTGTCCAATCTTGTTTGCCCCAGTCTTTTAAAGACTGTTGCGATTTAGCTAATCCACCACCTGCCATTTTTTTCTTTCCAGCGCAGTGGGCCTTCTCTGAAAAACCTTTTGGGGCGTCGCAGTTTATAGCTTTCTTGCGCTTGTCAGACCACTTAGTCACGATAGCCACCACCTGCGGCTTTGTATCGTTTAGCCATAACCTGCGCTTTACGTGCTGACCACTGACCTGCACCAGTTCCTACGATTGCCGCAGCTTTGACGCTGTTAAAAATCCGTTTACGTAACTCAGGCTTGGTGTAGTTGCCAGCTTCGTTTACCTTAGACTTTACTTTGCCGCCCTCTTTGTACTGGGTGAAGTCAGTGTCATCCCTACGCTTCTTGCGTACACCTTTTGGCATTTTGCTGGGGGAGATGGCTCCCATTCCACGGCTGGCTATCATACAAACCTGCCTTTGGTTTTACCTTTAGTGGCAATACCATCAGCACGGCGGGAAGCTGAAGACGCTTTAGAAGTCATGCCACCGGAAGCCATCTTTTTGACTTTGCCTCCACGCTTCATGGCTGATGCACCGGCATTTAATTCTTCATCTCGTGGCTTAGATCCACCACTACCACCAGCAAATTGGCCTTGATCCCCGTATCCGGGAACGGCGTACTCACCTTCTTCAGAACGTTTTACTAGTTCACGTTTTGCAAGTGTGGAATCAAAACCACGTACTGGAATTTCAGCCGTCTTCGCTAATTCCCGCGCGTCGGCCACATCATACATAGGGTCGTCAGCCCTACCGCTTCTGTTATCAGCATATACACGTTTACGGAGCATATCGTTATAGGCATCCGCTGCCGCTACCTGCGCTGGGTCGTAACTAGCTCCCGAAACCCGAAATGCATCCGAGCTACGAGTAACTCGTGGCGGTAAAGATAATTTTGTAGCCATAGTTACACCATCTTTCCACGGGTTTTACCCCGTTGAGCAATGCCGTCGGCGCGGCGGGAAGCGGTTACACCACCGGAGGCCATCTTTGTAACAGGCTTCATACCTGCGGGTTTACCCGCCTTAGAGAACGACATGAACCTAGCAGTCATACCGCCTTTTTTCATATTCGCTTCGTCTTTACCAGAATAGGCTTTACGTTCTTTATCCTCGGCTTCAGTTTCACGCCGATAGTTATCAACTTCTTCTTCATCTAGACGAGCCTTAGCATCTTTAGACAGCTCAACCTTGTCGCGCTTATTAGCTGCTTTTTCAGCGGCACTACCAAGGCCAGATTTATCAACTATTTTTTTACCGACGCCGGTTTCTTCATCTAGTTTTTTGCCAACCGCATAGCCAGCTTCAGCGGCAAGTCCAGCAAGCCCCGCACGGCCAGCGGTACGTGTAATTGCTCTGCCCGCAGCATTTTGGACTTGTGATCGGTTTTGTGCCCTAGTTCCAGAAGTGTCTAAGCCCCGTTTAATGCGCTCATTATCGGCACTCTGTGACGCCGCTACATCCTCGCGCAAATTAGGCGCTACATCTTTTGCGTTTGTTTGCCCGGGAGAACGGTACGTATACCCTTCGCGTGCTGGTTTATTAAGGCGTCCCATAGTTACACCATCTTTCCGCGAGTCTTACCTTTAGTAGCACACCCATCAGCACGGCTGGAGGCGGAACCACCTTTGGCATAGCCTTTTTGTCCACGAACAGCGTCGCGTGGGTCTTTCTTTTTAGGCGCTTCTTCCGTGCTGGTTAAAGACTCAGAGTAAGCTTTTTCAGTGGCCGCGTTCATCTTTCGCTCGGCCATCTCTTCCCGCGCTGCTTTTTCTGCTGGACTCATGATTAACTCCTTAACAGGCTTTGCCGCCGCTCTTAAGCATTTTGCCTTTAGTCTTGCCTTTTACAGCAATACCATCAGCGCGTTTAGAGGCGGAGCCGCCATTCGCCATACCACCCATATTCATTTTTTTCATAGCCGCGCCGCCGTGTTTCATGCCTTTGCCGTCACCGATAAACGCGGGCTTTCCGTCTTTCATGGGCATAGCGCCGCCACTAGACATTTTCATGGCTGAATTTTTCATCATTTTACCGTCAGGCATCTTGTGCATGCCGTCTTTTCGCTTAGCCATTATTGCCATCATTCCGGGGTTCATTTTAGTAGCCATAGTATTACCGCCTTCTTTCATAATTGACATCTTGCCGTGAAGTGTCTTAGGTTTGTTAACTTTTTGAAGATCGGGGCGGGACGTATTGGTGTCCTTGCCAAACTTCATTCCTTTGCTCACGCCGCTAAATTCTTTAGCAACCGATACCGGTACACCCGCAGCTTTTGCAAACTTCGGGTTGTGTGCAGCAGCATCCATGAACTGCTTTTGTTTGTTACTCGTCGCTGGCATCATTATCTCCTACGCTGGATAAGTCCGCCACGCAAATATTGCTCGTATTCTTCAACGTCAAAATTATTTTTTCCATAACCACTGTCTTGCGGCATAAAATCACCACCAGCGCCGCCTTGTGGCATGTACCCACCGCCGGGGCCAGAAGGGAAAACAAGTTCTTGTTGGGGGCCAACTTCCGGCGTAATACCATATATACGTTCACGTAAGGCATCAAGTTGTGCAGGTGTAAAGTTACTTTCTACAGGCACGCTTTCTAGTCTTCTTGGGAGCATTGTTTCGTTAAACTTAAATCGTTCACTATCTTCTGCGTCAGGGCCAACGTAATAAGATGACGCGGGATTAATAGTGCCGTAAGTTTCGTTACGTAAAGTGTCTTCAAATTTAACTCTACCCTCCGGTGAATTTGTTCGCGCCTGTATCTCTTCCATTAGCCGTTCTTCTTCATTTAGGTCTATACCTTGTGGGTACTGGCTACCGTAAAGTGTGCGGGCAGCGTTCTCTATCGTGTTTTGTGCGCTTGGTAAACTACTACGAACACCAAACTTGTCTGTAAGGTAGTTAATCAGTTGGTTACCGTAATACGTTTGCGGACTTAAAATCTTAAGTAAGTCGTCCTGCTCTTTAAAAGTAGGTCGTGTATAGGCGTACTCACGCCCAAGTAAGCTAGCAAGTCCAAGCAAAGGCGCGGCCATAATCAGTCACCCTTCTTTCGACGGATGATCTCCGCAAACGGTTTACCTGCAATCATTTCAGTGATCCGCATACCTGTCCACACAATCGTAAACAGTGCGGCAACCGCAGGAAGTAGTTGCATTAACGTACCAACAGCCGTAACAGCGGCAACGCCGTCCGCTACGTTCTTTAGGGTTTCGACGTTCTCTTGGTTCATATCAGCACTTCCATCTTGCAAGAGCAGCCGCCTTACGGGTGGGCTTACCCTTCTCGTCTTTCATGGGGCCGGGCATACCTGACATACGTGCGCAGAACGAATCCTTGCGCTTACCACCTTGTGGCTGTGGAGCCTTCAGGTTACTACCCGTAGCCGCGTTGTACTTAGCGCGGCCTTTGGCAGTCAAGCCCGCCCCCTTGGATATTGGCAATTTCTCGCCTCTTCCAACTGATAAAACGGGGCCTTTCTTTTTAGCCATAGAAAATTGTGACTGAAGTTACGTTCGCCACAGTTCCATGAATATTGGTGCTGAATAAAACACCTTCGCCCGGAAATATAAGATACGTAGGTTGCGTAGCAGAAGCCACGGTGTTAAGCGTCATAACGGTTGTGCCGCCTGACCCACCATCTTTAAATATCACACTGCCAGCCGTGGCTGACGGAACCATGTAAACAGCTTTGACCCTTGCTCTAGTAAGAGCGGTAGGTGCTTGATTGGTAAATTGCCCCGTAGAAGTTAGCGGGACACTTGCCTGTACATCAGTTTGCATCGACATGTTGTTGCTCCGGTTTGTCTGCTATCTTTTGCAGCCAGTACTGACATTCTTGCATGGCCCCAGCGATGGCATTTAGATTGGCTTCCATCTGCCGCCTCTGGGCCTCTAACGCCTCAAGGCGTTCTTTAAGGTCTAACTCGGTCATATTAAGCAGATGTGCTAAACAGTTGGATGTAACGAATAGCGCCGTTAACCAGAACTCGTATTTGACCTGCTGGTGTAGTCGGTGTTCCTGCTGTTACAGCCAAACCTGCGGCTACGTTTTTACCCAGTCTGCCAACGTCAAACAAGTTTAAACAAGGGTTGGTTGAAGATGAATCTTCACCAAAACCAATAAACGCTTTTGGTGTTGTGGCTCTTGTGCCTGTAAATTGAGCAAAGTCAAAAACCGCGCCGTAAGTAGCGCCTGCGTTTGTACTTGGCCCCATGTCTACAACACCATATACAGCAGTGTTAAGACCTGTAATGGTGGATGTTGCTGTACCCATTGAAGTTTGTGCATAGCAGCCAAAAATATTAGCGCCAGAGACTCCAGCCGTGCGAGAGTTAGCCGCGCCAACCAATGCAGCTACTGTGCCTGTCCATGTTGCCGCAGGGCGTACAGTGAAATCAGTGAGGTTGTAACTGCCTGATACGTAGTCAGCAGCGGTCAAGGTATCGTCAGAATTAAAGCCAGCGTTAGACGTAACTGGGCCAGCAAAGGTGGTTTGAGCCATGATTTTTCCTTACATACAAGTTAAGTGCATTAGTCTGTATGTCGTCAGCCGGGACTGTCTAATGCACCGGATAAGCCCGGATTACTGTGTTTATATCACGGTGTTTACTTGGGTGCAACAATTATTTTTCTTGTCACAATCCCCCGGCACTATAGGGGTATGAAATACCGCATTGCCCCTGTTGATACTCGCCGGTCAGAGGTGGTGCAACTACTGACGTTGCTTCAAAAAGCATGTCTTCCCCACGACAAAATTTACCCAATTACTCAAGGATACTGGTATGTCGCTTACACACAAAACGGTGAGGCTGCTGGGTTCGCTGGTGTTGTTCCCTCTAGTCGTTGGTCTGACACTATGTATCTTTGTCGGGCAGGTGTTGTACGCGCTCATCGTGGACGCGGGCTTCAGAAAAGGTTTATTAAAGCGCGGATTCGCAAAGCCAAGGCGCTAAAAATGAACTGGGTCATCACTGACACCAATCAAAACCCGGCATCCGCTAACAGTTTGATAGCTATGGGTTTCAAAATGTTTGAGCCATCTAAACCTTGGGGTTTTAAAACGGCGTTGTACTGGCGATACCGGATCAAACATGCCGTATAAAGACCCAAAAGTTAAGCAAATTAAACAAAAGACGTACGCAAGTACGTACTATGCCAACAATAAGGCGACTGTAATTGCGGCAAGTAAAGCCTCGGCCAAGGCGTATAAAGATCAGTGGCGTAGCTTCAAAGCTACATTAGCCTGCGTGAAGTGCGGGCAAAACCACCCGGCCACGTTTGATTTCCACCACGTAGACAGCACTACAAAAGAAGCGTCAGTTAATAAACTGCTCAAAAACAGAGCATTTAAACGTGCTATGGAAGAGGTCAAGAAATGCGTTGTGCTCTGTGCCAACTGCCACCGTATACACCATCACGACGAGCGCATTGCCAAGAAAGCCAAAAAGAAAAAAGGGGCCGAAGCCCCCTGACTGTAGTATTTAAACCACAGATTACTTGTTATCAGCAGCTTCTTCAGCGGCTTCAGTCTCAGCGCCATCTAATTCTTCTTCAGTGTCGTCCTCGTCTTCAAACTCTTCATTGCTAAGCACGACATCATATTCAACTGCCCAACCGTAGTTTTCCTGAAATTGCACGAACTTCTGGAAAATTTCAATCATCTCAAAATCGTGTGTCTCAATAGACAGCTTGTTGTTACCAAAGTAACCAAATTCCATTTCAAATTTCATGATATGCCCCTAAGATTTATGCAACCACAGCGGCTGCAAATTGATCGTAGTCTAACTTTGTGACAACAAAAAGGCCACCCGAAGGTGGCCCTAAATAGCCCTCGTGAGGCCGTTTTATTAGGTTGAACCAGAAGATCCAAACATACCCAATGGGTCAGACCAGCCGAAGCTGTAACGCTCACGAGCCTTATAACGAACGTTTCCAGTGTCAAAATCCCCATCCATTTTGTTCTCCAAAGGAGAGCGGATGAAGTGCTTCAGACCGTTAGGCACGTCAGTACACAAGAACCAAGCGTTTGTGTCTGTCAAGTAGTTGTTGACTGTGTAGCCTTCAGGGATAGAACCGTTGTTTTTCAACGC